TGTCGTGCGTGTATGTTTGCAATTGATACACCAATAATCGGTGATAATTGTGCAAATGTGATTAGTCGTTGCATGCTCTTACCTGCATGTTGCGTAAAAAATTCAGGTTCATTTTGAACTGCGCGGAAAAATCATTTATGGTGAAAGTGGTGGGTTTTTTTTCCTGAATAACTCGCGGCTTTCTCACTGATGGGATGTAGGGATTAGAATCGATAAACTCAAAAACTACTGACTTGACATAAAATTTTTCTGAGTTTTTACCTTTTAAGCAATATGGCGCTGGAAAGTCAGACCAAGTTCCTTTTTTTTGCTGCAATCTGGTATCTGACGCTATCAATAGATTGATGCGTGTATCGAGCTATACTGGCGTTATTTACCAGTTCTGGAAATAAGTGGTCGTTTAAATCAGTTTGTTTGTTTTTCATTTTATAGCCACTCTAAAGCCACCACTTTCAATGCGGACACCGGCACAACCACCCAAAGTTTTAATCAGTGTCTTGTCGATACTGCGCTCAATTTTCTCCTTCCAGAACTCAACAGGAATCAGGCTTTCATCGTCCACCTGTACCGATACCGGAAGCTTGGCAAGTTTGATGGTAATGTCACCGGAGGTTAATGCGTTCTTGCCGGTGGTGGTCATGGAGGTTTTCAAGTAGTCACGCAACCAAGCGGCTTTTTTCTCCAGCGCTTGCCGTCTTGCCTTGGCTTTCTTTTCAACGGCTTCAATGCCTTCTGCTTGATGTTCAATGGTGGCAATGAAGCGGCCAATGTTAAGCATTTTAAAATCAATGGAACCGTCCAAACCTTCCATCGTATCGGTTGCGGCTTGGTTATCGACTTCATTTTCTGGATCGGTTAAAAAGTCCAGGGCTTGCATATAACTGGTCGTCAGTTCATATAAAGTAATATTCATAAATTCCATCCTTTACAGGCGTTAGTTTTATCAAAAGTGGCTGGTATGGTCTTGTTATGCTTACCGCACCAGTCCGATTCTTTTGTGTAGTGGTAACAACTTTTACAGCCTATTACGGGCAACTCGGCTTTATTCGTTAAGCACCACGTCATATTCTGTCGTTGCCATAATTTTAAACATTGCTCAAACCACGCCCATTCATTCTCTAATTCATCACAGAGCGCTTGATGATCATCTTCGCCGCAATGCGCCCAGACAACAGATGATTGGTGGTGGTATTGATTACAGAGCGCCGTAAAGCGCTTTATGTAATCAATGGGTGTCATGCTGCCTCCTCTGCCTGGCTAAAGTCATAATCCAGTATCTTGGCAAACTTGCCGCGTGTGTCCAGGAGTAGTTGGGATGGTTGAAACCAACGAGTAGTTAAAATGCTTAATAAATCATCAAAAGAATTACTTACTTCATTAATTTGAAAACGTAAATAATCAAAATCATATTCTTCGTCATAATCTCGGTTAACTCTTTTGTTAACCCATGATTTAGCCATCTCTCTTGGAAACCCCATTGGATGAAACACACACACAAATTCACTGGCTATCCGAATCGGGAACAAACCGTCATCGTCCCAATAATCCACCCGCATAGTGTCCAGCTTGCCGTCTTTACCTGCATTTCTGGCATACGTTACCCGACTGATAGAGCGCCATTCAGGTTCATAGTCCTTTGACAAGATAGCCTCACGACTGGCAGTTTCTTCCACTTTAAAAGCCGGCGGTGGAAACTCATAGCCGCAATCAGGACATTCACGCCGTGCTGCATGGACGATACTTTCACATTCAGGGCAGGACTTAACCGGCGCTTCCCCATCATCACTTTTGGTTTTTTTCTCTCTAACGGTAATCGCATCAATGGGGCCATGCCGGTTAATGTTTCCAGCATAATCCAGCACTAAACAATCAAACTTGGCAGGTGCCAAGCGCATACCGCGACCACCCATCTGTACATAAAGCCCTGGTGATTGCGTAGGTCTTAACATGATTAAAAAATCAATGTTGGGAACGTCAACTCCTGTTGTTAAGCAATTCACATTAGCCAAACAACGTATTTCCCCTTTTTTCAAGGCTTCCAGTAGGCGATCACGTTCAGCCCGTTTGGTTTGCCCTGAGATAACCGCGCAACTAACTCCCAATTCATTCAAGTAAGCACTGACATGGTTGGCATGTTCCACCGTAATGCAAAACACCAAGCCGGTTTTACGGTCGTCTATTTTTGGCAGGGCATCCAGTAGGGCGCTTTCTGTCAACGGGTCAACCACTGACATCAATTCACTATCGATAAATTCCCCCCCACGCTTTTTAACGGAACTGGTATCAATAATAAAACTGACTTTCTTGGTGGTCAGTGGTGATAAATAACCCCGCTCTAATAACTCGTTAATGCTGACTTCGTGGGCTATGCCGGTAAACAAAGCGCCTTCACCTTTATGCAGATACCCGCTATCCAAACGGTAAGGCGTGGCAGTTAAACCGATTACCGGGACTTTTCCGCAGAGTTTATTCATTTCATTGATAAACTCCCGGTACATGCCGACGCTACCTTTTGGGATTAAATGGCATTCATCGATTATAATGAGCGAGAAGTCTCCCAACTTGTGCGCCTTGTTATGTACTGACTGGATGCCACAAAACAAAACCTTGTTGTTAGTCTGCTTCTTTCCTAGAGAGGCAGAATAAATACCCGGATCACATTCGGGGTAAGTGGCTTTTAATTTCTCAAAGTTTTGCGTCAGCAATTCTTTTTGGTGTGCCAGGATAAGAACACGACGACCACCGAAGCGCTCGACCATGTCTTTAACCAGGGCAGATATAACCAGACTCTTTCCTGCTCCTGTTGGCAACACCACCAACGGGTTACAGGTGGTGTTATCGGCTTTCCGCGCCCTGAAATAATTCCAAATAGGTTCAGGTTGTTGATAATCTCTAAGTTGGTACATTTTCAACCTCAAAGGGTTTAATATTTTTCGGATAACTAAAACGGTCGCCCTTCCACACAGGGCAGCCAGCCTTTCTTAACCATTCTTTTGCTTCATCGGTTTGGGTTTGAAAATGACTTCCTGATAAAACCAGATCAGGTGAATAGCGCCTGATCTGTTTTCTATCCCCATCAATAAATTGAACGGCTAAAAATACCCGGTATGACTGGCCTACTAAAAAGGCATATCTTCATCTAAATCAAAAACTGCCGTTGCTAACACCGGCTTGGCTGGCGAACCTTCATAGGCTTTAATGGCGTTGCGATAAACCTTCTCACCATCGTTACGCTTATTAGTGCCGTACTCGTCCAGCTCCACATCGACGCTAACCCGTAACGGTTTATCGTGGAATTGCGAGGTATCCTTGACCTGTCCAATCCCCAAAGCGGTGCAGATTTGTTTCATCCGAGTTTGGGCGATACGTTGGGCAATCTCGTTTTTATGCACGACACAAAGATTATCAAACAGGGTGCGACCTTTCGACTTTCCTTCCTGAATAATCAGCTTTAACGTCATGTTGGTGCCGGTGCCGCTCTTGTTGGCTGCCAATTCAGAATCAGCGATAATGATTGAATAAATACCCTTAGGGACGGGTGCAAAGCCCACCTCCATTTCTTCCACGTCAAGTGGGTTAAATGCTTTGTTGCCGAATAGTGCTGCTAGATTAGCCATTAGATAGTTTCCTTCGTTGTTAAAAGTTCTTTTTGTTCGTTCTTGGTTTGTTCGTAGGTTTTTTTCAATTCATTTGGAATTAATTTCCAGCATGAACCCAGCTCACCCATCGAGGTGCAAGCATGAAGCAGAGCCAAATAATCCAGAGTTGCTTCATAGTCTGATGATTCTTCGGGTTCCGGTTTTGTTTCCGGGAGTACATTAATACCTTGCTCCAGCCAATCAAGTAGTAACATGCCTGTTTCAATGGTGATAGCCTTAGGATCTTTATCGGTAAACAACCCGGTACGGTCTTTGCTGGCAACCGCATAATGGCCATCATGGATAATATCCAATACGGTTGTTAGCTCATACTCAACACCGTCCCGTTGCTCGGCTTTCATGCCCAGCTTAACCACTGACTTTTTACCCGTGATGCTTTCTTGTTGCGCGGTTTCGGTTTTGCTTCTAACTGTGACAATAATGTGCATCTTGGATTGCATCATCCGATCCAGAAACGCCCGGTGCCTTGTGGTGGTTTCGTTCCAAGCACTCCAGGTATTGCCACGATACTTTGACTGGGCTATCTGGTCGTTCAGTTCAAGACAGCCGCCAGAGCCGTTCCATTCATGGGTGATGGAATCAATAATCAGGATGTCATAGCCTGCGTTTTCAGCGGCGTTAATGGCTTCAATAAACCGTTCAGGCGTATACGGTGCCGACAGCTCCAATACGTCAAATGCCGCCATTGTGGAGTACAATGATGCCGAGCC